CTTATCAACTTAGTGCTTGGATATCTTGGTGGATTAGCTTCTGCTGTGATATCATTTTATTTTGGTGCTTCAAACACACCTGATAAAGATAATTAAAGGAGTAAATTATGTCAGAAGAAACGAAAATTGATTCGGTTAATTTTAATGGAGAGCAGTACCTTTTAGAGAGTTTAACCCCAAGGGTTATGGATTCTCTTAATGTGTTAATTAAATTGCAAGGTGCAATAGCAGAACTTGCAGTAGATTTAAAGGTAAAACAAAGTGCTCAAATTCATATATCTGAAGAAGTTAAAAAGTTTATCGAAGAAGATAAAATTGAACCTAACCCAAAACAAGAAGATGAAAACGTCTGAAGAAGGTAAAACATTAATAAAAACATTTGAAGGGTGCAAATTACGCGCCTACTTAGATGCAGTTGATGTTCCTACTATTGCTTACGGGCGTACAAAAGATGTAAAAATTGGGGATATTTGTACGCAACAACAAGCCGAAGACTGGTTAGAAGAAGAATTAGTAGAGTATGAAGGGTACGTTAACGAAGCTGTAAAGGTAGAGTTAACACAGCCACAGTTTGATTCGCTTGTATCCTGGACATATAATCTTGGTCCATCAAACTTAAACAAAAGCACCATGTTAAAGGTGCTAAACAACTCAGACTACGACAAGGTTCCTGAACAAATAATGCGATGGAATAAAGCCGGCGGTAGAGTACTTCCAGGTTTAGTTCGTAGACGAGAAGCTGAAGCAGAAATGTTTAAAGGAAATGATTGGAGCATAATATAAATGATCGACGACGTATCAAATAGGCTAGACAAATTAGATACTAAAATAGATAAATTAGCCGATGCAATAGTCGCTATTGCTCGCATAGAAGAGAGGGTAACAACAGTCTTGAAGCAAAATGACAGATTTATCATGCGAATGGATCGTTTAGAAAACAGAGTAGAGACTGTAGAACAAAAAGCAATTGTAAATTCTAAGGGGATAAACATGTTTGAAAGACTTTTTTGGATTGGAGTGTCCGCAATCGCCAGTATAATTGTGTATAATCTAAGATGATATGGCGTATTTTAAACTCATCCAGTTTGGCGGAATTGCTCCTCAAGTCTCACCTAGACTACTAGCAGACACCCTAGCCCAAACAGCTTCCAACGTTAACTTAGAGAGTCAACGTCTAACGCCTATAACTGATGATACAGTTACAAACCCCAAAGCAGATGTAACCACTCTTTCTAGTTCTAATAGAAAAAGCGTTTACAAATACACAGATACACAATGGCTACAGTTTGATGAAGACGTAGACGTTGTACCTGGGCCTATAGCAGGTGATACAAACAACACTGTCTATTGGACAGGCCAGTCCTACCCTCGCATGGGTAGAAGTACCAATGTTATTGGTGGGACTGTATATCCTGCCGCTCATTTTAGATTGGGAATTGAATCTCCTGCAAATACGCCAGCTGTGGCAATTAAAACACCAGTGTCTATTAACGCTACGGTAACCACGTCCAGCGGTTCGTCAGTATTGACAGTGACCACGGCCAGTGCCCACGGTGCGGCGGTAGGTGAATACGTTAAACTTGCCGGTTTTGGCGCTCAAAATGCTGTGCCCGCAGATGATATAAACCAAACACATAAAATAGCTACAGTACCAAGTACAACAACTTTAACGGTAGAACCTGCAATTGCAGCTACGGGTGCAAGTACATCTAGCACTATTAACAATGGTGCTACGTTTAAAGATCTTGCAGACCAACTACCGGATTTTTCTACTTCTTATGTGTATACCTTTGTAAGTGCGTACGGCGAAGAAGGCCCACCTTCTGCTGCATCTACTGTAATTACAACAGACGATAACGCTGTGATTACTGTAAGTAACTTGTCAACAGGTCCTGCTAAATCAAATTCCAATTTAGGTTCCGGCGCAGTTAAACGTATATATAGATCCAACACGGGTTCTAATACAACAGCTTTTCAGTTTGTAGCAGAAATTGCTCTGTCCGCTAGCAGTTACGATGATACTTCTATAAATGCAAACTTAGCAGAGGTCATCCCCTCTACTTATTGGATCGCACCACCAGATGATGATAGTTCTACCTACCCCGATGGCCCTTTAAAAGGATTAACTGCTTTGCCCAATGGCGTTATGGCAGGGTTTACTGGCAAGCGTTTATGTTTTTCAGAAGCGTTTTTGCCTTACGCTTGGCCTATTAACTATAGAATAACTTTAGAAGACCCGATTGTTGGAATTGCAGGGGTTGGAAATGGTGTTATTGTTACTACAGAAAGCCGTCCTTATCTTGTAGCTGGAACTGATCCGGCTTCTATGAGTGCTATACGTATGGAAACCCCACAAGCGTGTTTAAGTAAAACATCAATGGTAGATATGGGTCAATATGTTATTTATGCAGGGCCAGACGGACTTGTGGCAGCAGCTGGTACAGATGTACAAGTTATTACAGAGGGGTTAATCACTCCTGATCAATGGCAGGCTCAATATTACCCAAGCACAATTAATGCTACTTTGTGGAAAGGTAGGTACTTAGGCTTTTATAGTACAGGTTCTGGTTTTGGTGGGTTTATATTTGATCCTCGATCCGAACAAAAATCACTTACTACTCTAACAGCAAGCGCGTTAATTAGAGGAACTTTTACTGATCCCGATGATGGTAACGCTTATTTAATTATTGCCAATCAAATTAAAAAGTTTCAAGGTGGTACAACCGACCAAACTTATACTTGGAAATCTAAAGAATTTACTTTACCAAAACCAACAGGTATGAGTTTTGTTAAAGTAGATGCAGAAGCTTACCCAGTCACTATTAAAGTGTATGGGGACGGTACTTTATTTTACACCGGCACTATTGCTCTATCTGGTACACAACACTCAGTGTCAGGTAGTTATATTAATCCAGCGGGTAGTTCTGTCACTATAAGTTCAACTAGTATAGGGGAGCCTATTCTTAGACTACCTCCTAGAATTTTTACTACTTACGCTGTGGAAGTATCTTCTGCAAAAGTTGTAAATGAAGTTGCTATAGCTGAATCTATGGATGAAATAAGAGGAGCCTATAGGCAAAAATATCCTGAGTATTATTAGACCATGGCAGAAACTAAAGTTCCAGCCATTAAGAATATTCCGGCAAAAACAGATCCCGAAACTAAACTCGCATTAGAGTCTATAAAAGAAGCAGTAGAAGTGCGACTAGGCAGAAGGGGAGATCCCAAAGATAGAGCCGTAACTTTACGCGAACTTATAGACAGTGGGTTAGCGACAGACTTAGCTCAATCCCCTTACAACCCTAACACCGGCGCAACAGGTTTTGGACCTATTAGAGAAAGACCAGGTGACGTAATAGTACCACCTGCTCCTACTTCGCTTACTGCTAGTGGCTTATTCACCGACGTTCTTTTATCTTGGAATCAAAGTACTAATACTGCGCCCTATGGTAATCATGCGTTTACTGAAATTTGGCGTTCTCAAGCAGAAGATTTAAGTAGTGCTGTTCTTGTAGGAACAACTAACGCTTTTATATATACCGACAAAGGACTTGAGTATGACTTTACCTATTACTATTGGGTTCGTTTTGTAAGCACTTCAAACACTCCTGGTCCTTGGTCTAATATGGCTAGTGCTACAACTATTGAAAACATAGCAGCCACAATGGCCGCTCTTAGCGAAACATTAGCAGACTTGCCTGGATATAATTTAATTGCAACAGGCGCAGCAGCGGCCACTGTTATTAAACAAAGTAGTTCTCCAAGTGCCAGGGCCGACGGTTCTGCATTGGGGGTACATGATTTTTGGTTTGACACCGATGATAGTCAGATTTATACGAGAAATGCAGCCAACAATGCTTGGGTAGCAGGACGCGATTCAACTTTAGTAAGTGTATTTGGAGCTACTAGTTTTACAGGTAGTACTCTTACGGCAGCTATGGCTAGTGCACAACAAGACGTAATTACAGTTACTAATGCCCAAAACGCTACTGCTAGTTCTCTTAGTACTTTAAGTAGTACAGTTGGAGGGCACACTTCTTCTATTTCTAGTTTAAGTACTACCACAGCCAATCTTAATGGCGATGTAAATGCCATGTATGTTATAAATGTTGCAACAGAATCTAACGGCAGTAAGTCAGCCGCGGGTATGGTCATTGGCTCAAACGCGAGCAGCGGTTCAGGAGCCACATCCTACGTACAGTTTCGAGCGGACACATTTGCTATTTGGAACCCCTCTACTACAAGTACTGTGGCTCCATTTATTATTACGGATAATGTAGTATACATAGACACAGCTCGTATTAAAGATGCTGCAATTCTTGACGCTAAAATTGGCACTCTAGATGGTGGAAAAATTATAGCGGATACCATTACAGCTACTCAAATAGATGGTGGCACTATTACGGCTACTGAAATAGCCACTGATACTATTACAGCCGATGAAATAGCCTCTAATACTATTACAGCACTCGAAATAGCAGCTAATACTATTACAGGAACGCAGATTAATGCAGACACTCTTAACGTTAAACATTTTGATAATGTTAGTACAGACATTAAAAGTCATCTTAGTGCGGGTACTTTTTTTCCTTTAGGCAGAAGTGCACAGAATTATGTACAACGTTCTGGCACGTACACAGGCAGTAATGCTTCGTTTGTTCCCGTAACAATTACACAAATAAGAAATAATGCCACTTACATTGCAATTTTTGCTGGTGTTCTTGGTAATGTAAGTGGGGGGGTAGTGCAATACTCTTTAAACAATTCTACTTGGGTAAATGCAAGTGGTAATACTAATATATACTGGAATGCAGGAACATACAGGGGCTATAGCTATGTTTACACGGGTCAAATAACCGGGTTAAGTACTTCTCAAAGCACTGTTTATTGGCGAGTTTATTTTAGTGGGGGGTATAACCACACTCAGCTTTCTTTAAATATAATTATGGATAACACTCAATAATGTACACATACACAGTTTATAATACTGATTCTGGTGAAATTGAATACGCAACTTCGGGTGTGGCTCATCAATCAGAAATACCTCTTGCAAGTGGTTTTAGCATTATAGAAGGCTCTTATTCAGCTAATCGATACTTAATACAAAGCGGTGCCGCTGTTGAAAGAGCGGATTTAGTTTTAAATGAAGTACGAGCAAATAGAAATGTCCTGCTTGCTGAATCGGATTGGACACAGGTTGCCGATAGCCCTTTGTCAGACTCTAAAAAAACAGAATGGGCCACGTACCGTCAAGCGTTGAGAGATTTACCATCAACTGACCCAATAGTCTGGCCAACTGAACCTAGTTAAGGTACTATAAAGATTATGAAATGCGGAGGTATAAATCAAATGGGAATGAAAGGTATGTACAAGAAAAAGCCTGTTAAGAA